TATGCTCATGACATAGCTATTGGCCAAGGCGCATCTACATGGGTTATCAATGCTCGTGCAATGGTGCGCCCAGCAATTACCTATGGAATGTTTGTCCTCTTTGCTTTCGTAGAAATCTTTGGCTTTGTTTATGCTTGGAAGACAGGAGTTGATTTCACCATTGCTCTTGATGTCCTATGGGATAACGAAACTCAAATTATTTGGAGTTCTGTAGTCGCTTTCTGGTTCGGTACACAAGCATTTAAAAAATGATTGACCATAAAGTCATCGAGATGATTAAGCACCATGAAGGTGTGAAACAAAAGCCATACCAATGCCCAGCATTATTGTGGACAGTTGGAGTTGGGAGAGTAATTGATCCTAACCATATAAAGGTGAAACTTGAAGAACGAAAAAACTTACCAATTCCAGAAGGTTGGAACAGAACCCTATCTATGGAAGAAGTGGACAAACTATTGGCAGAGGATTTGGCGAGGTTTGAAAGCGGGGTACGCAGACTATGTCCTGATAGCCTTACTCCTGGGAGGTTTGGCGCACTCGTCAGCTTTGCGTTTAATGTTGGGCTAGGCAATCTCCAGCGCTCTAGCCTAAGAATGAAACATAATCGCGGAGACTTTGAGGGAGCCGCCGAGGCCTTTCTTGATTGGACAAAGGCTGGCGGCAAGGTTCTCAAAGGGTTGGTATCAAGGCGCAATGATGAACGCGCCCTCTACCTAAGCAATACCATCTAATACTTTCCTACGCTCTTGCTTGGCTGAGGTCATAATGACCATCTGCACCGGGTTTAGCATCTCAATGGTGGCCTTGTTAAGCGAGTTAAACTCAAGCAATTTTTTTTGTTTGTCAGCTAAAGCTAGTTTAGAGTTGGCCACCTTATCCGCAACGGTGTTGTATTGGCTAATAAACTCCTCAATGTTTTTACACTCGATAGGATCCTTACCGGGGATCTGGAGCCGTACCGTACCCGGAGTCTGAAGTGTTGTTTTTTTACCACTATCAGGCAAGTCCTCTTTAATGGCCATTAAATCAACTTTCGGTGCGGGTGTAGGAATAGGTACTCCAGCCAGCTTTGGAAGCGAATCTAGGGGGTTTTTAGGGGTTCTAGAGGCAGCATTGCCATCGTCATCCTCTGGTGCTATCCCACAGGCAGCCATCAGGCTATATCTGCGAGCATAGGTCAAAGCGGATCCATACCCTTGGGGGTCTTGCTTGCTGGCTGGAACGTGCAGAACTCCACAGGACAGAGACTCGCCAGACTCGTGGAGTAGCAATGTTTCTACATTGACTCCGGTATCAGACTCGTGACACTTCTGTATCAGAGCGATGCCGTTATTGTTAAGGCCATCAATGACAGCCTCAACTACAGTTGCTAGATCAGCATACTTGGAAGTGAAATATGGATTGGTGGATGTCTTCAGAGCTGGGCCAAACTCTTTCTGAGCTTTGACCATTGCGGTTGCGATTAGTTTCATTTGAGTGCCTTAATGTTTAATGTTGATTGACGAATTGTGTAAGCCTCTTTGGCTGGCACAATCTTGGATGGTTGGGCTTTGTAGTTACGCTGCGGCCATGTGATTTGAAAGTCACCAGCCAATGCGTATGTGCTGTTTCGCATCATGCCCATAATCTCAGTCTGTGCTTTAGCCGTTTCCTCTTCAAGCCTAGATATTTTTTGCTTGTTTTCTAGGATTAATTTGGTCAGCTCCACACCATAATCATCCAGCTTTACTAGCTCACTATCTGAGCTTGTTGGCCACGTCCTTGCCGCATCTTTTGGATTGATGGGTGGATAGTGGTCAATGTAAGCGGTGTTTTTATAGCGATCCAGTTTGTCCTGGAATTCTTTGCACGTTCTCTCAATGAGGTCTAGGGTCTCCTGGTGTGGTGCAAACAAAAAGATCCGCAACTCTGTGCCTTGATACAAGACAGCAATCGCGCCCCAAGGCGCTTTCATAATTGCCATCTGCGCTTGCAGCTGAATGGGGCCGCGATACAAAGGCAAGACATCCTCCGGTTCCATCTTGGTTAGCTTGGCCTCTAGGATGCCTGTACCCTCAAGTCTTATAGAAGACTGACCTACCACATAAATGCCACGCTCTGGATCCGTAAAGACCTCCTCCATTGATCCTGTGGCTGTGCCATCAAGACTGCATGAGATTGGCCACTTCTCGTGAAAGTAGGGTTTCTCATGGTTAATCTCTAGCTGGTGGCAGCCGAGCCGATGCGCCGCCTCAGTCAGAATCGTTGGCTCTAGGCGGTTGCCCCAGTCCATTGACTCGTTTGTTATGTTTTCTAATTCCTCACCATTGATGGCCGCAATGCTTGCCAACAGCTCATCATTGGGTGACCGATATTGGCTCATGCCACAAACCGCTGGGAGGCGGCTTGCGGAGAGCATATCGTTGGGAGTGACCTTACCTACCATTTAAATCTCCTCTTCTATTTTTGTTTCAAGTATTGCTGCTAAAGATTGTGCATACCTAGCCACCGCTTGGCATCTGATGGCGGCCTCTTGGTAGTTGCCTACCATTGTGGCCGCATGAATCTGTCTCATCAGACTATTGATGATTAATAGGTACTCCGAATAGTCAATCATTTTGTTTTCGCTACAGCTTTTGGTGAACCAGTAAGCCAGTAGCGTTTCCACTTGTGGGATCGGTTGTCTTTGTCATGCTCGAACTCGTCAGCAATTCGATAACCACTTGCTCTAAGTAGGTGTATGTAGTGTGCCAAGCGAGTAATCCCATAGGTGCTAATAGCATCCCAAGAAGTAATGCCACGAGCTTTCTTCTGCTTGAGATGGCCAAGTATTGTTTGAAGTTGCGTATCATTTTTGCTCACGTTTTTCATTCCTTGATAATAGGTTTCGATACATTTCCCACCGTTTTTGAAACTTAATACATTCCGATGGGGGCTTAAATCCATGCTTAATAAATGTTTCCAACACATTGGTTTTTTGTGATGGAACATAATGCTTATTGATGTCATGTATGGACATGGTTCTCCTCAAGTAAGTGCCACAATTACGATAAATACAATGACCGAGATTGTGGCGATAACGCGGTCAAATACGGTGTCCTCTGACTTGTATTTGTACAAGTCCTTGGAAGATTGATTGTGTTGGTTCCATGCTTTCATTTTTTTAGACTCTCCAGAAATTTTTCAGCCAGGCGCTGTCTGCGCTTACGTTGCCACCGGGTATAGAACTGGGTGTTTTGCACAACTACACAGACACCCAAGACCAACCCGGCAACGATGATTAATGTGCCTACGATGTACATCAAGGCCAGAATGGTATTGATTAAATCAAGCATACTGAACTCTCCTCAATAGTTTTCCTACTTGGGCGGGATGCCATACATCCATGCCTTTAGCAGTTTTGATGCCACGAACCTCCAACTCAGCTGCAACTGCGCGTAGATTGGTTCCGACTTTACTGACAATATCTTGCAAAGAAGGCGCGACTTTTTTGCAATATGCTTCACAACGGACGCTAATTGCTTTCAAACCAGCCTGAGAACCAATCTGTGGAGTTGGCGAACCCAAGACAGTACCGCGAGCTTTGGCAGCCGCTAGAGCTGATTTGGTACGCTCCGATATCTTCTTGGCCTCCCACTCCGCAAACACAGCAGCCATCTGTAGAAATGTGCGGTCTGCCTCTGGCATATCTGCGGCCACGAACTGCACGTTAGACTCAAGCAAGCCAGAGATGAAATGCACGTTACGAGCAAGACGATCCAGCTTGGCGATAACGAGCGTGGCTTTCTGTTTCTTAGCCAATGCGAGTGCAGCTGCGAGCTGTGGGCGGTCAGACTTGCGGCCAGACTCAACCTCAGTAAACTCTGCAATGATTTCTTTGCCAGCAAGATAAGCCTGTACGGCAGAACGCTGGGCCTCTAAGCCAAGACCTGATTGGCCTTGACGTTGTGTTGATACTCTGTAGTAGGTTACAAACATAGTTAACTCCTGTGTCTCGGTGGTTAATAGCGATATCGCTAAATAGGAATATACCAAACTACATCTAGTTTTAATAGTAGGTATTTACCCTAATCTAAATACGCTATATTTAGTCTACAATCAGATATCTCAACTAAATAAGGCTAAAAATGACTGAATTAAAGCCATTCCTGGTGCGGCTGCGCCCAGACGTTAGAACATTGTTAGAGCAGACTGCCCAACAACGCAATAAGCCTATAGCCGTCATCATCAATGACGAGCTGCGGTCTGCCTTATCCAAGCAAGGGGATCTATCGCAACGTCTCAATAAGATGCTTGCGTGATTGTTCTAGAGCTGCCGTTCCCGCCATCGGTCAATACTTACTATCGTAGGGGCGCTCATGCCACCTACATGAGTAAGGCTGGGCGCGAATACAAACAGGCTGTGGCCGAGTACGTTTCATGTAACGACTTTCCCAAGTTCGGCAACAAGAGACTGTCTGTCAGCATGGTTGTATGGCCACGAGATAGGCGAGTATTCGATATCGATAACCGCATCAAGAGCGTATTAGACAGCTTGCAAGATGCTGGTCTGTTTGATAATGACTCACAGATTGATGAGTTGTCAATTTATCGTGGCTCGCAGATTGTGCCGGGTGGGTCTATCAAAGTAATGATTGAAGAGATTAAATGAAAGTATTAGTTGCTTGTGAGTTCAGCGGAGTTGTAAGAGATGCGTTCATCGGGGGGGAGCATGAGGCCACGAGTTGTGATTTGTTGCCTAATGAGACCCCTGGGCCACATTATCAAGGTAATGTTATGGACATTATTAACGATGGATGGGATCTAATGATTGCACATCCTCCTTGCACATATTTAACCCTTACTGGCAACAAGTGGTTTAAGCCTGAGTTTGCTGAGAGGTTTCCAACTAGACAGAAAGATAGGGAAGATGCTATAGAGTTTTTTATGGCCTTGGCCAATGCTCCAATACCAAAAATAGCCATTGAAAATCCAATTGGAATTATGAGCAGTAGATGGAGAAAGCCTGAGCAAATTATTCAGCCTTGGCAGTATGGACACGAAACAACCAAAGCCACTTGCTTGTGGTTAAAGGGTTTGCCATTATTAAAACCTACCAATATTGTTAGCAAAGGTGAGGTGGTTGTATCAAAAAGTGGCAATAGAATGTCTCGATGGTATTACGAAACATCAAAACTACCAATTAAAGGCGGGATTAGGGCAAAGGCTCGTAGTGTTACTTTTCAAGGTATAGCTGATGCTATGGCCCAGCAATGGGGTGCAAATGGGAACCCATGATAAAGACGTATACACAAAGGCTGTTCAGGCTGAGTCCAGTATTACTGGCAAACGCTGGTGCAGTAATTGTCAATACAGCGTACATATAGAGGGTGGATATTGGAAGATAAGCGCAAAGGGAAGAGTCAGACGGTGGATGTGCAAGGATTGCTATCGCAGAAAGATGGAAAGAGAGAGCAAGTAAATGTATTACGACCCGCGTGTTTCGCTTGTGGTCAACTTCACCCAACATCAAGGTTGGTTCATTTGCCGAATGGCCGAGCGGTTGGATCCTATTCAGACGAATATCGCGTGTACTGTGAGGCCAAATGGGTCTTTCGAAAGTTTAGAACCAAGCGAACTCGGCAACTGTACTTACAGGAGGTGGCAACTGTGCGTGGCCAAGCTGGCTATGACAAGCTGTACGCAGCCATGTTAGATATCTGGAAGAGAAAGCAAGAGCAATGAGAACAGTCTGTTGGTTCAGTTGTGGAGCTGCTAGTGCTGTTGCTACAAAGATAGCGCTTGCAGAAAGAGAGAGAGAGAGAGAATTGGTCATAGCTTACACCGAAGTTAAAGAAGAACATCCTGATAACAAAAGGTTCTTGGCTGAATGTGAGCAATGGTTTGGCCAAAAGATTGAGGTTCTCGGCAATGATTTTTACGATAGGTCTATCTATCGAGTATTTGAAAAGAACTATATTCGCACTCCCAAAGGCGCACCATGCACTAGAGCATTAAAAAAGCAGATTAGGGAGCGCTTTGAAAAGCCCACAGACCGGCAAGTGTTTGGCTATACAGCAGAAGAGCAAGCTCGATTAGATCGGTTCATAGATGCCAATGCTGATGTCAATATTTGGACTCCATTAATTGATAAGGGTTTAAGCAAAGAAGATTGTTTGGCAATGTTAAAAAATGCTGGTATTGAGTTGCCAGCCATGTATAAACTTGGGTATCACAATAACAATTGCATTGGCTGCGTTAAAGGCGGCATGGGCTACTGGAACAAGATAAAGGTTGATTTCCCAGAGCATTTTGACCGCATGGCAAAGCTCGAAAGATTTAAAAAACAAACCATATTTAAGGATAGATATCTCGATGAGTTAAAGCCAACTGATGGCAATTACCCACAAGAGCCAAATATTGAGTGTAGTATTTTCTGTCAAATTGCGGAGCAAGAGTTAAACAAATGATTTGTGTGAATGAGGGCTGTGATAGTCATGAGATTAAGGTTGCTGAAACAAGGCCACATGAAAGCAAGAACTGGATTAAGCGGCGCAGAGTCTGCAAGGAATGCAAGTGCAGCTGGTGGACAGTAGAACTCGGTGAATTTGAATTAAAAGAAAATACTTTACAAAGCAATGGCTAATCTGCTAAAACAACAGTTCGGGGCCATAACCCAGCCCTTTGGAATGGAGTGTTGCCAGACCAAGATAAACGCAGCTGAATCACAAGGGATGACCATCGCAGAGATCGGGCCTAGCATTGTGATGGCGAATAGCCTAAGCATGGCGATAAACGATAAACACTCTCTGAAAAGAGATATCTCGCTTATATAAGCGGGTGAGGTTCTATTCAATGAATTTTGATATTCCAAAGAAACCTAAGATTAGGTTAAAACCAAAGCCACAAGACCGAAGGCAGATAGCGATTGTGCCATTGCGAGCGGTGATGGATAAGAGCCTGAGTCTTGGGGCGCTCAGAGTTCTGTGTATGGTGTGTGCGTATGCGAATCGGAGTGGGATTACCTGGGTTGGCCAAGAGAGATTATCTAAGGATTTGGGAGTCAGCCGCAGAACCATTACCGCCCAGATGACCAAGTTACGAACCAAGGGTTATGTTGATAGATTAACCAAGGGCGCAAGAATGAGCCACACATCAACGATGCGCATCGTCTACAACGAAGATATCTCATTGGAAGATGCTTTGGCATTAAATACTGAGGATGGAAGAAGTCCGTACATGATTTTGAAAGAGGAGAGAGAAATGGCTAAGAAGGGGTCTAAAACTAGCGCTAAGGCTGTTAAAACACTTGGGGAATATGTGGATAGCAAGACGATAAACAAACCCAATGATGAAGAGATATTGGCTTATAACAGCAAGTTGGAGATAGTGAGTTTCTTATATGGGAAAATATATAAAGACACAAAGA